TGGGTCTTTGAGACTTTCTTGTAGAATGTGTTTCGCGCGGTCTAGGTGGAATATGACTTCTTTAATGCAATAATCCATTACATGTCTAACTGGGTACACTCTTTAAACTACACTGTTGGTATAAACTCCCAATGAAGTTCTTGACATATTTTTTTCCATATGACATCTTGTTGATACAACTTTTGAGTACTTTTCAACAATGGAAAAAATTCCAAGTACTGGTCTTCGGATAGGAGTTCACAAAATTTATACAACACATAACTGTAGGATAAAAAATTTTTTCTATCCTTTGGACAGTTGTCATCGAATGGTTTTTGAATTTGTGTGAACATCATCCGCAACCGCTCTTCTAGGCTTTGGGGCATCTTTGGTGGTTTCACCCCATTGAGCATATTTGTGATGTATGGGGTGTGTTCATAGTATTTGTTGTATTTTAATTTTTTCAACAATCCACGAACTTTCGTGTGTGTGATTTCACACATCTTTTTAATTTTCATCTTTTTGAGTTCCCCTTTCAACTCTTCTACGACTTCGTCGGGAATCGTCGTACTCTCCAAGGCTTGAAATTGTGACAACCATTCTGAAAAATGATTTTCCCTTTTATAACTATAGTTGATAACTTTTGACGTTTCCTGTTCCTCCTTGTACGTCAATTCATCTGATATGAGTGTGCTTAAAACAAGTCCACAGTTATCACACACGAGTTCACTCGCTTCGTGACAATGAATGACATTACTCAATTCACAACTACTACACCTGTCTATTCTAGAACTTTTATGTTTTCTTTGGATGGAATGATTCTCAACTTCTATGAGATAATCGGTGTATAAACTCCCACGAGCTAACCCTTTCGTCTCTTTGGCGTTGAAGACGTTGTCGCTATTTGTCGTCACCTCTACATCCTCTTCGGCGTATTGGTTCATATAAGGCATGCACTTGATGATGTATTCACTCATCTGTGATTCGTGCAACGCTTTGTTGTGAGGCTCTTCTTCTATAAGTCTAGTCCATTCATCAATTTTATTATTGAAGCGACTTAAAAAGTTTCCTTCCATAATAATGTAAATGCCGAATCTTTTAACTAATGTAATAATCTGGGCTTACGGAAAGTACAGGAATTTTTTTAAAATTTCCGATTACGCCATAATTAAAGTGTACCTGGAATATTACGTCAATTTGCATATGAAATATGAGATTGACACCTTTGATGATTTCTGGCTACAAGAGAAGATACACTACTGGGATGGGGGTGAAGATTCGTTTTACACCGACGTGACCAATTGTGATTTCAGTGGTACCGAAGTTCCACAAAACGTCACAAAGACCATTTTCCGCGTTCACTACTGGTACAACAACGAGAGGTACAAGTACATCACCTATGACCCAGATTTCGCATGGCCACCTGAAAACACCACCGACGTCGCATTCAACCTACCAATCACCTCTGCCATACTCGTTGATGAAGACGATAAACCGATGCGCGATGTCACGAGAAAGGTCAAACGCTACGCGGGTCCAAAAGGTGATTTCCATGGGTCCGATGTTAAGTTGTCTGATTTGTTATTTTATGATGAAGACGTATTAGCTGAAAAGTATCCAAAAATTCAAATTACAAACGCACTCGGCGTTAAGAAAGTTGTATCTACACTGTCAGGTACGACTATGAATCTTCGCTCACCTTAGTCGCGAGATAAAACTTAAGATGGCCCAAGTTGGCCACGTTATATTGTAATATCAAGAACGCTGCTTCTTGCAAAATCTGCACCGACGCACACATCCCCGTCGCCTTTGTGAAAATGTTCAAGTATTTAAGTGAATAGATACCGTACACATTATCGTCGACATTCTCTATGGTTTCAATCGTCGTTTCCTGATTTGCAAAGTCCCCTTCACAACTGAGTTTCATGATGTTTTTATGTCTCCCGATGAAAATTTCAGAACCGATATTTCCCATGTCTCTGCAGATGCGTTGGAAATCCACGGATTGCATGGTTGTCATGCACGCACACTTGAGTTCAGGGGCTTCAATCTCATTTTCATCAATGTCCAGGAGTTTCAGTTGAAATTTTGATTTTTGTTTCTTTGCTTCCGAGAGTATCTCAATATCCATATATTCTTTGGTATTGATACATATCGTGAGGACGTCGTTGTTTGTGATTGACTTGAGAAGTTTAAAGGTATTTGAGATGTTAATACCCGCGATGATGGGTTCAGGACACTCGTACTCTTCAAAATTATCAGCCGCCAGACGAAGGTCTACGAGACTTGTTCTCGCGGTGTCGAGGGTAACGATGGAAACGCCTTGTGGGGTGAAATAGACATTTACATCGTTAAGTATCTCCTTGAGGACTTCAAAGACAGCTTTCACTGCCGATGACTGAATCGTCACTAACCTCATGGTTTTTTTATTAAAAAATGCGTTATTTCTTTATTTGGCTGTATGCTTCATTGACGCTTTTATTGATTTTTGCCTCTAACTCTGGGGTCATCGCTGGCATCAGTGCAGACCCATACTGGTCCATTTCAAATATACCAACACCATCGTTCACGACATCGTCGTTTTCCAGGGAGGTCATGCTACACGAAAAACCACCTATGTCCATGTGGTTCACTTCCTCGGATGGGAGGAGGGACATCAACCAGGCTTTGATTTCGGCACCGACCAAAATCTTCCCATTCTTTGTGAGCATCGTCGGGACGCGTGAGATTTTGTTTCTATATTCAGGAGGGATACCTCTTTGGTTGATGTTGTGGTAGTGCACGAGTTGTTGAAGTTGTGGTCGTGCCTTGATGAAATCAATGAGTTCCCTGCTGTGCTGGCATTTGGGACTAAATATCAGGAGTGACATTTTATAATACAATGATTATTTTCTCTAAAATAATTAACGCAAGTATATATATATGAGGACTATCATCTTGATTATCATCGCACTCATTGCTTTCAGACTGCTTGTGCCGACTGAAAACTACCAGGAGCTCTTTGGGTTTGTTGGGTATGAAAAGCCCGTCACTCAGGTGAAGCTGGATGACCCTAAATACGACCTGAAAGGGTACAAAGAAGTAGAAACGATCGTCGACCACGACCTGATGGAAAAGTTGGTGCTGACGACAAATAAAGAAATCGTCAGACGTACAGATGATTGTTCGTACATCATCGAAACCACTGCGGTGAAAAAGTACACCAACGACACCCAGGATGTGTACAAGTGTATGTTTATGTGTGTGCGTGCGAAGGGTTTCGCCTTTGGCTTTTCCGTGGTCGCCACACTTTCTGTGAAGGGTGATGATGTCAGGGTGTTGTCTCTTCGCACACAGCCGATGGATGTCGAGGAACCGTCTACACTGTCTCCGTACGTGGAGGATGTCGCCAGGGAGTTTGTGGATTTCAACTTGGTCAAGGAAAAAGTTGTTCCAACGACTGTTGAGTTAGAAGCGGCTAAAGAAAAACTTAAATAAATTTAGATGATAGACATCCATGAAATTCGTAAATTAGATGTCAAGCGTCAAGAGATTAAAAAAGAATTGTATAAAAAAATTTATGAACAATTTGAAAGAAAAATACGACAACAGGTGGAGTTGGGGAGGGATAAATTTGTTCTTCTTCAGGTGCCTCCCTATGTGTTAGGGTTTCCAAAATTTGACAGAGAGGCGGCTGCGCGATACCTCAGCAGACAACTGATTCGAGGAGGCTTTGACGTTCAGTTTGCGGGGGATATTAGTCTTTTTGTGTCGTGGCTACCTAAAAAAAAGAAAAAAGAAAAGGTCAGGGAGGAGGAGGAGGTGTATGAAGAACCCGAACTTCCAACATTGATAAATTTACGAAAAGCTGCGAGTGCGTACAGGAAGGGGTAAAATTATTTCAGTATACTGTAGTATGGACAATTTGAACGTACTTGTTGAAGCGAAAAAGGAATACTTGGGACAACTCTGTCTCATCATGGTTCCCGCTATGATTGAAACTTTTGAGAATTTGTACAACGAATCAGTCTCAATGTCCAAAGGAAAAAAGGTTCTCATTCAATTTCAAAAATTGTTGAAAGATGTCCCCAACTGGTCGGATACGATGTCCAAGCAACACGCAGATAACATCACCAACCGGTGTGCGTGGTTCGGAGACTTGTTGGCGGCCGTGTTCGTGGCGTGTACGAAGATTTTGAGTTCTGTTCGTTTGAAGTCCGATGGTCAGAGGATTAGTTTGAAGCTTCCGACAAATGAAGTCTTTATTCAAACGTGCTATAATACGTGTGCCAAGGACTTATATAAAGACCCCTATGTGTATCACGAGGAGCAGAGTGAATACGTCAGAGACGAAACTTTGAGAACGCGATTTACCCAATGCATTGAAGTGTCCGTGAAGGAACTCATCCCGGTACAACAAATTTTGCAAACGTACATGACAAACACTGACCCTGAGAAGAACATCGACCTCTCCGACCCCACAGATACAGAAGACCCCGAGGTCTACGACGAGGAACCTGTACCGGTCATGGAGGAGCAGCCAGAAGAAGAGGTTCAGGCACCCGAGGCACCCGAGGCACCCGAGATGGAAGAAGGGCCCACGGGATTGGAGAATGAGTTTAAAACAATCCCCAATGTTCCAGCGGAAGATGAGTTGCCGCAGCCGCAGCCACAGCCGCAGCCGCAGGAGCAACCACAGGAGGAAGATGACGGTGTTTTGTTTGGCGATGCCCCAGATAGACGTCGTTAAAAAGAAAACCTCACTATACTATAATAATGGAACTCAGTGATTACCTCAGAGACCCGTTCAGTGCCGCTCTCGTGGGTGCTGCGATTACGGCGGGCTACATTCACATGAAGGCGCAACTCAATAACGAAGGTAAGTTACAGCTGGCTCAGTACACGAAGCCCGCGGCGCTCAACGCGATTTTGATTTATTTCATCGTATCCAATGGATTGGGTCAACGTGAGACCATTTCAACGGAACCTTTCTAAATGCTTAAAGATTTTAAAAGATAATAATATAAATGGCTTCTGTTTCGGCGTTTAACGAAATGATGGGAAACTTCATCGGGGAGCTCCGTAAGGCGTTCCCCGATGAAAAGGGTATTAAGAAGTTTGAGACATCATTTGACCTGCTCCGAAAGAGTAACCCCCGTAAAATTGTTGAAACCTACATGGTCGGTATGGGCCCGTATGCCGATCGTGTTTCTCAGCAGGACGTCACGTTGTTGGATGAGGACATTGGTTTCTTGAAAGACATGAACATGAAGGCAAACTGGGAAAATGCGAGTCAGGCCACGCGTGGTGCGATTTTCCAATATTTGCAAACCTTGTACATGATTGGTGTGACTATCACATCTATCCCCGCGGACACGCTCTCTGCGATTGAAAGCCTGGCCCAAGATTGTGCGACCAAGATGGAGGCTGAAGGTGGTGCCGGTGGTATCAACCCTGACGCGCTCATGAAGATGTTAGGTGGTATGTTGAAAAAATAAACCTCTTGTTATATTAAATGAAACCCTGGTTTGAAGATTTCAAAGAGTTGGTCCGCTCGGACAAGGTTTTAGAATTTTGGCCGACAAACGCTCAGACCCCAGCCGACCGTATTAACGCCGCGTCTCGATTTATTATTTATGCCTCGTGTATCATCTATTTGATTCGCCGCGACCCTCGTATCTTTGTGCTCGGTATCACAGTCCTCGGTGTTCTCGTCGTGATGTATCGCTCGAACATGGTCAAGGGAGGTGTTGGGCGCCCGACGAACAGTGAACAATACTCAGGAAACTCGTGCCAAATGCCCAATGAAGACAATCCGTATGGAAATGTCTTGTTGACTGATATCACCGATAACCCAGAACGTGAATCAGCGTGTTTCTACCCCACGGTGAAAGGATATGTCAAGTATTTTGGCGAAGACCGAGTGCAGTACGATGGTGGTCGTTCCAGAACGGCTATGCCTGAATTCCAAAAGAATGCCTCTGCTCGTCAATTTGTGTCCATGCCCGTGACGTCTATTCCAGGCGACCAAACGGCGTATGCGGAATGGCTCTATGGCGCAAAATTCGGTCCGATGTGCAAATCTGGTGATATGTCCGTGTGTAATCCCAACGCCAGAGGGGCGCAATTGGGGGCTTTTAGAGGATTGTCCACCGCCGGTGACGTAAGATGATTTTCTCCACTACTATTAATATACAATGGCGTATCAACTTCAACCTGGACTTTCTATTGTCGAAAACACAGGTGCTATCCCGGCGAGACGTGCGACGGAAGATGTTTTCGTGTACCCCCAGCCGAGCACTTTGAACTACGCCGATGGTGGACGACCGAACACGATGCTTTACGGCACGGCGCCGTTGATGGCTGGTAAGGGCTCTCCGGCGCAATACATCGATACCTCCGACCAGTTGCGACCCCAGAGCACGTCCCGTTTCAACAAGCCATTGGTGATGACGTATGAAAAGAATTTGTTCCCGCTCAATGACATGACGTGCAAAGTCCCCCTCCGCACCATGGAATATGAACCGAGCAGCACGCGTGCGGATGTTCAAAATGAATTGTTCGCGCAGCGATATAAAAATAATATCAAGTAAACAGTAAGAATGGCAGACCCCATTTCCATTGCAGCCGTCGCGGCGTTGGTGTACGCAGGGAAGGTTTTGAGTAAACAGGAACAGGAAGCTCCGAAGTTTGTTCCTAAAAACCCCCCAGCGAAACCCAACACCATGATTCAAGTTGATGAGACCGAGGATGATTTTGAATTCAACTACGGCGCCGCGAGAGGCGTCGATTCTCTTGACTATGTGAACAAACAGGAAATGCCCAGTTTTGGTGAAATCGCACCACAAAGACGTACCTCAGGAGGTGAAGTCTTGGACATGCGCGACCGTTTTTATGACCAGGGCAGAATGAATAATCTCTCTCCCGTGGAGAAGCAGATGGTTGGTCCGGGTCTTGGTGTCAGTGCTGATGTGCCCGCCGTTGGTGGTTTCCAACAACTGTACCGCGTGATGCCAACGAATGTTGGTGAATACAAGCTCACGCAACTTCCTGGACGCACGAACCACGGTTCCGATACCATGGGTGGT